CAGGTCACGAGCTCCGAACCGAGCGTATAGGTCACGCCAGTGACGTAGAGAACCGTCGCCGACCGCAGCACCGCGCCGTTGAGCGAGGAGCTGAAGTGCAGCGGCATGCCGCGGATGTACTTGGTGATGTCCGAAGCGATGAGCGGCTTGAACGTCGAGCCAGACGGCGCAGTGATCTGCGAAATCTCGCCCCAGCCACGCGACTGCAGCACAACGGCGTTGTTGTGCATGATGGCGCGCATCTTCTTCTTCATCGCGACGTCGACGGCACGCTGCCAGGCGCCGTCGTTGTTGCGAGTACGGCCGATGATGTCGGACGTAATCTGCGCAACGTCCGAGTACGGGAACCAGTCGCTCAGGAACTTCGAGCCGACGGTGTTGCTGTTGTTGGTCGCCGAAGCCTGCGCGGTCGCGAAGTCGGGCGAACCACCGTCGACGTCATCGACATCGGCAAGCCACGAATAGTTGTCGCCCGAGCCGTCGGTCTCTTTCTTGAGCGGCTTGATGGTCGAATCGGCCACCGACACCAGCGAGTTGTCGACGTAGTTCGGGTCATACGTCCTCTTGACGTACGCATTGAGTGAAACGTTATTGAGAGCCATGGATCAACGTCCTTTGTGGCTACAGCTCGCCAGCGGCGCGCATGTCCTCCACGACTTGCTTGCGTCGTTCCTCAGGGTCGAGCGAGTACTCCCGTTTGCCGGGGGCTCCAGCCTGCGAACTGCCAGCCAGTGTTTTGCCGCTCCCTCGCGCTGCAGAGGCGGCTTTGCCTGCAGCGGGTTGACCCGTTTTTGCGCCTGGGTCCTGGCGAAATCTTCGAACGTTGGCGAACTTGCCCGCGAGAGTCTTTTCGACCTCGTCAGCGAGCGCGAAAACCGCCTCGTCGGGGCAATCGCCGTGGAGACTGTGATACTCCGTAATCGCGTCCCACAACTCTTCGTGCCCAACCTCGGTCGTAGCGAAGTCGTAGCGGTCGGTCAGCTTGTCGATTGCGCCGAATACCGTATTGCGCGATTGCTCAACGGCAGCAGCAACGCGCGCGCTCTCGTTGGCTTCCTTCTCGTCGCGCCAGAGCTTCTCAAGCTGCGCAACCTTCTCGTCAGCGGTCGGCGCCTTTGGCGCTCCGCCGGTGTCGATGATGGCCTGCACGAACGACTTGACGTCCGAGAAGTTCAGGTCACGAATGACCTGAGCAGGATTGGCACGCCATGCCTGCATTTGCGCGTCATGCTTGCCGACCGATTCCTTGAGGCGCGCGTTCTCGGTGGTCAGCTGCTTTGCGGTGGTCTCGGCGCGTCGCGCCGCTGCCATTGTGCGGTTTGCGAACTTCTGAGCCGCAGCCTTGAGGACGTCCTCAGGAATCTCGGCCGGCTTTGCAGCGGCAGGCGGTTCCTCCTTCGGCTCCCCTTCCGGCTTCTTCTCGCCTTCGGCCGGTTCGGCAGGGGTTTCGACCTTGGCGTCCTCGGTCTCTGCGGGCGCAGCCGTCTCGTCAACTGACGCGGTCTCCTCGGCAGTTTCTGCGGTCGTATCGTCTTCGCCGGGCATTCATTGATGCCCGCATGGGGAGGGCCATGGTAGATTTGGCCAATGAAGCAGCTAGGACAGGCTCACCGCCCAAACGACCTACAGCTTCTTGCGTTCCGCGCGGAGCTTGGCTTGAACACCTTCGACGATTGGATGCGTGAGGCCATGGACAGGCACTACGAACTGACAATGCTTCCCGGCGTCTGCGAGGCGGTAGCGCGGCGCGACTGGGACGCGATAGACATCATTGCGGAGCGCTGGGACTACTAGGCGCGGGTCCCGGTCCCGGTGGCGGTACGGGCCCGCCCGATGACTGCGGACCAGGTGGCGCTGGCGGCGGCGCGACTGATTGCTTAGCCTGCGCGTCGAACGTCTTACAGCGCTTGATGTACCGCCGCACGCGGTCGAGATGCTTCTCGGGCACCTCGTCTTCCTCGCCTTGCGCTAGGTATTCAGTACCGAGCTGAATCGCCATCTGGTAATTCGTGTACTCGTCGGGCGTAGCGCTGGCCGACTTGTCGTAGAGCAGCGCTTCGAACGTCTTCTCGAGGTTGCGCTGCTGCGATAGCTGGCGATTGGTGCGGCCGTCGCTGTCGAGGTCCTGCAGATAGCCCTCGAGCACCTGGGGCGTCCAAACGCCCAGTTCGATCATGCGCTCGCCGTGAGCAATCAGGCCCTCTGGGTCGGTCGGCACTGGGGACGCGGTGTCAATCTCGATGATGTAGTCCTTTTCATCGAGAGCCGCCTCCTTCCAGTCGGACTGACTGAGGCCTCGCTTACCCGGGGCCGCGACTTTGTAGCTGCTCTTGCCGTCGCCGACGATGTCACGCACGACGTCCAGCGCGGCGCGCATGCAATCGATGTCGTACTCTTCCCACCGCTGCTGGCGGACGCTGTTGCGCTGGTCGCCCTTGGTTTTCTCCTCGCGCAGCGCCTCGGCGGGAGCGTTTGCGCCCAGCGCGGTAGTCCCATGGGCCGCGCCGATGTTGATGCCCAGGTTTTCGAAGATGGTTTGCCCGTCTTCTTTGATCTGGTCGGTCATTTCCTTGGAAATGCCAAGGAACTGGACCATTTGCGGCGGCGTGTCGCCGTTGCCTTCCCATACCGTGCCGATTTCGTTCGAAAGAGTGCTCTTGTTGATCTTGGCGGCGCGATTGATGTACAGGTGACCGGCGTGAAACAGCTTTTGGGCGCGGTCGCGGCGGTAGGAGTTCAGGTTGATACGCAGCTGCAGCCCGCGGGCCTGTGTCATGAGCGATTTGCCCCATGACGTGGTCATCCGCTCTTCGATCGAAAGCATCTGGATTGCGTGACGCGGCTTTTCGTACTTCTCGACGACCAGGTCTCCGCCGGTCCGCTCCAGGGCCACGATGTGCCAACCGTCGTTAGCCTTGGGTCCTGACTTCAACGACCAGCACTCGAAGACCTCGATGTGATCGGCCGGCGCGCCGCCGGTGGACACCGCGGCGGCTTCGCTGATTGCCTTCTGCTTGGCCTCAGTGTCGCCAAACTTGGCCATGACAGTTGCGCGCGGGATGGGCCTACGGCGATACAGCTTGCGCGGGCGGCCGTCTATGAGGCCATCCATGGGGTCAACGGCCATCTCGGTCGCTAAGACGCGCTCAGCGCAGCAACGGCCGTCCTTGGCATAGAACTGGATGGCACCTACGCCGCTCTCGAGGATGGACGCGTCAAGCAGCGCACGGCGCTTGAGCTGGTCCAGGCGAATCTCTTTGCGCAGGCCAGCTGCGAAACTCTTGAGTTCGCGCGCGCGGCGACGCTGGCGATACGAGCCGTCTACGACCTTAAACCGGCTAGCCTGCTGCGTGCTGCCAACCTGGCTAGCGAATGTATCGATCGCGCTCGCGGCCTTGTTGTTGATGCTCTGCTCAGCCGGCGGCAGCGCCAGGGTATTCGCTGAGCCGTAATACTGGCCCGCGAACGAATACAGGCTGATAACCGGGTTGTTTTCATACAGCCGGATATTGAATAGGTCCCGGTCGCGGCGATAGGCCTCTTGCGGTAGGTCGCAGATTAGCTTCTGCGCCTTGACCGCCTTCATGGCCCGTTCGGAGTCGGGCTGCTTGTCTGGCGAATCCCAGTCGTTCGCCTGCGACTCGTCGCCTACGACGCTCACGGCGCCTCGTCAGGCTTGCCGGGGAAGTTGGCGCGGTACAGGTCATCGCCGGTGTCAGGCTCGCGCGTGTTCCAGGGCGCGCCTTCGTCCAGGTTGACCGGGGCGCCCTTGGCATCGACGAACGGGGCGCCCGACTGCGGCTCAGGTGCCAGCTTGAACGCGAATCGCCTGCCGTCTACGAAGGTAATGTCTACTTCGGTCGCCCCTCGCGTACGAGCAACGTCAAGGTATTCGGCGAGTTCGGCAGGCTCCATGCGTCTGGAATTGCCCGCATGGGGAGGGCCGAGAGCCTGGACGCGCCAAGGGCGGCACAGCGCCCTTAGGATCCCCGTTGTCTCAACACCGCTATCGCCGCTCGCCCGTGAGGCTTGCGCTATGTCTGGCCAGCCTCCCTAGGCGCCGTCGATGCCCAATCGCCGTGGTGAGCCCAGTGGGGCGCCCTCGCACGCGCGTTGGTCAGGTCTCGGGATATTCATGGGCTGACTGCTATACTGAACTTACCCGCTTGGGGAGGTCTGTTGGTTAGCCGGCGACCGCAGGGGTAGCAAGCGTGGCCGGCACCAATCATTCGTAACCTTCGGTAGCGTCGTGGTCGCTGAACTCTTCGGGGTCATACAGTCCCGTCGCGTTGGCGGCCTTGGCATTCCGCTCGGCACGGCGCACGCCTTCGAGATAGTGCTGCCGCTCCTCATCGACCACCGCCGGCGCCTCTGGTAGCAGTTGCGCGAGCTCCACTGCCGCATAACGCATGGTCGGTACGATGTCGCTATGGCCGTTCTCGTCAATCTTGCCGTTCACGATGCCATCCACCCACGTCGGCTTGCGCACCTCGGCATAGAACTGCGACTCACGTGAGCACCTGAAGCCGCGGTGTAGCCTGTCGTTGAGTGCCTTGACCTGCAGATTGACGGGCGGCTTATTAACGGCTCGTATCGGCTGACCGGGGAACAGCTTCTGGAGCGTTAGGATTACCTTGAGGCCCAGGCCGCCGCCATCTAGTGCCGCCAGAATGGGATCGAACTCTCGAATCAGGGCTCCCAGCTCGTCGGCGAGTAGCAGAGTATCTTGACCGCGTCGGATGACCTCTCGCACGAGCCAGAGCGTTGGGTCGTCATCGTTCCACCCGAGCACACCGAGTGCATCGGCGTCACGCACGCCGATGTCACCGATGATGGCGTAGTGATCGAAGCGTCGTACAGGTAGCGATAGGAAAGCGTTCCGTCCGTCGTCGAACGAATAGACCCGGTGGGCAAGCTCGACCACCCACTCCGCGAGGATTTCCCGTCTGTACCACGTGCTTTCACGGTTCTTTCCTTCCTCGAGCAGCATCTCGTCGACGACCTTTTCGATCGTCTCGCGAGTGCCGAGTTTGGTGTTGTCGTAGACGGTCCCTCGGTAGACAGAGGCGCCCACTCGTTGCGAATAGTCCCACAGCGTGCCGAGCTTGCCAGCTGGGTTCGGCGTGCCCATCAACCAGAGTTGCGCCGACTGGCCCTTGACGCGCAGGTCGATGAACATCGCCTTAAGCACGTCCAGCACGAGATAGCTCAAGACGTTAGACTTGTAGCGTTGCGACTCGTCGACGCACACGAACGCGACATTGGAGAGACCACGTGCCTTGTCTGCGGCTTCTTCGGTGTCGACGGGTAGGAATATCAGTTGAGAGCCGTTGGGCAGCGTCGCTGACCAACCCTCTACGCCCTTCAGGAACACGCAACCTAGGCCGTAGTCCCTGTTCATCTCGTGTAGCGGGCGCCAGAAGTTGCGTGACAGGCTGCCTTGCGTCGCGCCGATGATGACGCACGTAACACCAGCTCGGCGTCGTGCAATCTTCAGCCCCTTGTATAGCGCGACGGTGGACTTGCCCCAGCGCCGGCCAGCTACGATAACGACGGTCGCGCTCTCGTCGGATTCGGCGGCTATCTGACCAGGGTGCAGGACCTCGGCGGGCGTGAATGCGTCTGGCTCGTCGCCGACCAGTGACAGCAGCTCAGCGACCCCTGAGTCAAGGTCAGTCACTCCTGTCTCTTCCAGACCATGGCCCTCGACGACCGCAACCCGAACGCAGCCCAGAACTCCAGCACCTCGCAGTTTGGCATGTGCACATCGTTCTGGCATCCGCACCAGCAGCAGGTATCGCCGCCGTGTCCGGCGTGCTGGGAAGCTATCTCATGGGCCACGAGTAGCTGTCTGACCAATGACTTTTCCTTCCTGGTCATCGCAACTCCCTGCGCTCCGTCTTCCGTGCGTTCCTGGCCTTGCGCTTCTCTTTGGCCGTCAGTTCATTCCACGGCACGAACAACTTCGCTTGCCGCTCATGGCGCAACCACATCGCGCGAGTCATCTTGTAACCGCCGTACGCCGCGTCCTTGGCCCTGCGCTTGGCGGGATTGCCGCGAGACTTGCGGATGCCGGTGCGGATACTGGGGCGCGACCACTTCAGGTCGCGCAAGGACTCGGCGATGATTGCGCCCGCTGACAGGTGCAGGTATTTGCTACCGTCGGCCGGCGCGGGACGGGCGTCGGCGAATCTCACGTCGCCTCCTGTTCCCTGTCCGCCTGCTTGATCCGCGGCCCTGACACCCAAATCGCGTGCGGGAACTCCTTGACCTGATTCGGTGTCCCCTTCACCACGCACGAATAGAACTCGATGCCGCCGTTCACGTAACGGCCGTTGGCGTTCATGAGACGGTCTGTCGGCCGCTGTCCTGGCCATTCGACGTCATGGCCTACGAACAGAACGCGCGAGAAGCGCTGAATGGGATTCGGTGGCATGTCTTCGTCCTCCTGAGGTTGTTTGAGCTGCTTCTTATCGGCCCTGCGTCGGCGCCTGGCTGCGTACCAGGCAATGCGCGGGTCTTTGGATTGGTCGTGGCCTCGTAAGTCCTGGCGCCATGGATTCGCGCATGGCTTGGGTGGCGCCTTGCTCTCGACAGCGGCGACTGCCCAGCTTACCGAGCGGCGCGAACCACCAACGGCGGCTTGAATCTGGGAGTAGCTCTTACCGTCGGCGTATAGCGTCCAGATAGCGCGCTGCTTGGGCGTGGTGATGGCAGGCGAGTCGATGACGGCGCGCGCCCACGCTTGCCAGCGTTCGACGGCCTCGGCTCGTTCGATGTGATTAGGACCAATTCGACGAGAATCGCCGCGGCTACTGACGGCTTGGTAGCCATTCGCATTGGTCTGGTGTTCGGCGTCTAGCCGCACACGAAGTCCACCGACGGCTCGGGCCCTTGGTGCGCAATCAAGTGACGCCATTCCCTCTTCGGCTAGCTGGCGCTCCCAGGGATTCATAGTGAGCGATTCCTGGGAGCTTCCTTGAGCAGAATGACAGCTATCTCAGCAGTGATTTGCGGTTGGTCCGGAAACAGCACATCTGGCGTCCCGCACGCCGGACATCGGTCCTTGCGCATTGGGTTTAGCAGTTTGTCCACCGCCTCCAGAACGCTATGCTTGGCGTCGATGTAGCGCGCTACATATTCACGCGCCCGGTCAATTGTCATCACGGCGTTCCCCTTCGCGCCTTCGCGTCCGCAATCATCGCATCGAGCAGCGCCTTCGCCGTCTCGGCAATCGCGGCGTCGTCGGTTGCCCTGGGCACGGCACCGATCACGCGCTCGAGATAGAGCTTCATGTACGACGGGTTGTATTCAATCTCCGTCGCGACCATGGCGCCTTCCCAGTAGATGCCCTTCTCGGTTCCCTCGATCGCCAGAGAGCGAAGCTTGGCCAGCACTGGCCGCACCTGTTCGACCGTTCGGTGCTCGGCGTCCAGGAACTCTTGAATAGCGCTGATTACCTTCGGACGGCCAGCCGGGTTGCCGCTTATCCCTTTCGGCCACGGCTTAAGGCCGCGTGTTCGGTCACTGTTGCCAGCGTCCATTGGCCCTCCCCACACTTCAGTTCAACCAAACCCCATTGCCGTTGTCCATCTACGCGCCGCTAACACCGTTACCAACAGACTCACTCGTCGGTCCCCAGCGCTCGGTCCACGGGATGCCAGCCGTCTTTGCGGTTCCGCTGCCGGTTGCGCTCGCCGCAGCCTTTGCACCTACATGTGCCGTTGACTCTCGGCAACGTGCAGTCCACGCACTTGTTGGACCCCTTGGTTTTGGCGCGATACGCGGCGTTCCATTTCGAGTACATGACGCGCTTTGCTGCCTGGTCGGTCATCCTCGCGCCTCCTTCGCTTCCGCCTCTCGTTTCGCCTTGTTCGCCTCGACTTCATCCCGCATCGCCTGGCCGAGTAGCGCACGCAGGGCCATGACGTATTCGCTGGCCTTACGAGCGCGTTCCCGGGCCTGTTGGGCGGTGAGCTTTGGATCGGACGTCATGGCTTCTCCTGCTTGTATTGGAGCCGTCGGATTGCAGCGGCGATACGGGCATCTCGTAACGCCTTCGGATTCGTGCCCTCACGGAACTTAAGCGCCTTGGCGACGACGTTTCGCCTCCACTTTTCGTGAGCGGCTGCGCCGACCGCATTGGCAATGGCTCCATTCTTTTCGGCGTGCCATTTCCTGAACTTTGGGGAGTTTTCCATCAGCCGACTACTCCCGCGTCTCGTTCCCGTTCCTGCCTGATCGACGGCACAGGACGCTTGTCCCAAGTCGTATGCCGGCATGC